TATGTCTGACACTGCTACTCCTGTGACGGCTGCGGCTGCTCCTGCCGCTCCCGTTGATCTCACTGCGATTCTCGCGAAGCTTTCCGCTCTGGAAGCTTCCATGAAGTCCCCTGCCGCTGCTCCTGCTCCTGAGCCGGTGCGTCCCGTTATTGAGAACCTCGGCAACCCGCTGCTGGAGAAGCACAAGTCTCTCCGCGCTGGTGCGGAGCGTAAGGGTTTCTTGATTCAGAACCACAGCGAACTGTTGCGTCAGTCCCGCTTGATCGCTCCCCAGAACGCGAACACTTTCGCTGCTGGTTTGGTTGTCGATTATCTCGCTGACTCAGTTATCACTGTTGCAACTACGAAGCTGGCTATGGTTGCCAACTTTACGCGCAATGTTGGTCTCGATAACTTGCGTCCCCGCGCTACCGTTCAGGTCAAGAAGTTCACTGGTGGTGATGACGCTCAGGACAATCTGACCGACTTCGAGAATAACTCCAATAACGAGTCCACTCTGGCTGCTACCTCGGTGACTGTTAACCAGATCACCAAGACTTTTACCGTCACTCAGCAGGAACTGAATCAGGGTTTCCAGCTTGCTGATCTCGCTCAGGGTTCCGCTGAGATCTTCGCTCTTGCTATTAGCAAGAAGATCACCGCTGTGATGACTGCTGGTAATTATGGTACTGCTACCACCATCGGTACTGCTGCTAATTTCGATACCAGCGATCTCCCTGCGATCTTGGCTCTGGCTAAGAACTACCGACAGAAGTTGCTGTTGCTCGACGGTAGCCACATGGCTCGTTTGATGTTCTCCGGTCAGTTGACTGCTGCTGCTGGAACCAATCCGTTCCCCGATTCGCGCTATGGTCCGCTGAACAACGGATATTTCGGATTCGCGAACATCTTGGAGCAGAATGATTGGACCGGAGCCGTTGCTAACACCGCTGGTTTCGTTTGCGGTCAGGACGCTATTGCGGTTGCGAGCGGTCTGCCGGTTGGAATGATCGCTGGTGAGTTCGTTGAGCAGCGCACTGTCGAGTTGAGCAACGGTCTGTCTGTGTTGCTCTCTGTGTGGTACAGCCGCGCTTCCCGCGCTCATATGGCTTCGTACGACATCATGTTTGGTGCTGCCGCTGCGGACACTACGCAAGCTGAAGTTCTGGTGACCGCTTAATCCTTAAGGATATGCGTCTCGCTATTACCATTGCGGTGGACAAGAACGGCAAATCTAAGCTCGTTGCTGGTCCCGATATTGATGCGTCTCTCCAACGCGACAATTTCAACACTGCGAATGTCCCAGAAGGAGGCAAGCTCGTACTGTGGGTACAGGGAGCCTTAGCACCGAAAGTCCGCAAAGGTTAACCGTTAAAATTGGGGAGGTTGCTGGAAAGTTCCGGTGACCTCCCCTCTAACCGAAAAACAAAATGGCTGGAGTTCAAACCGATATTGCAACGCAGGATTCGATGGGTTTTCAGGGAGCAGTCCCTATCACCACAACCGCACTCAATTCTGCTGGTTATACTGCAATCCAGTTTGCCGAGAGCGGAACTCTGACTAGCATTGCTGGTCTTGGATTTTCTGGCACTTGGACTGGTATCACGTTCCCCGCTGGATTTATTATCCGTGGACGTATCACTAGCTTTCAACTCGCTTCCGGCAAAGCTGTTGCATATCTCGCTCGCGCTTAATGACATTGGACCTGTCATTGGATCTAGCCGCTGAAGGAGATTCAGCGATTGACCCATATCCTCCCGCAGCGCGCAATATGCTGCAAGAGGACGAGTTTCTCGTCTTACAAGAAGACGGGACTTCCAAACTGATTTTCTCACTGATTACCGACTAACACTTTTAGACCATGCCAGACTCAAAGATTACAGCACTTGCCAGCACTGGAACCGGAACCGATCCGGCAAACGATCCGCTGGTCATCGTGGACGTTTCCGATACTTCGATGGCAGCGACTGGAACGACCAAGAAGGTCACGCTAAACAACCTGCTGGCTTGTTCTCCCACCGCCACCCTCGCAAGCGCCACCATCACCGGCGATCTGACGGTGGATACCTCGACGCTGAAGGTTGATTCGACGAATGATCGGGTAGGTATTGGAACCGCTTCTCCTGCGGCTGGCGCGAAACTGGGAGTGACTGGAGCAACTGTTGTTAGTACTAGCGATTATATTGGGTCATCGACTTGGGCTGCTCGCTTTACTGGTAGCTCTAATGGTGCTTCTTCTGGTATTTCGTTTCTCACGAATAGCTCAAGTGGTTTTCCTACGCCAGCAAGCATTCACGCTACGCCTATTGCTGATTATCGTTCTGCATTGGTCTTAACATATTCAGCGGATTCTAGTGGCGCGGGATACTTTGCTGTTAACCGATATAGCCCAATAGGACCCAGTACTCTTGAGCATTACAAGATCGACAATACCGGAGTAGCCACTTGGTCCAACGTCGGCGGAGTCTCTGGAACCGCCATGACTTTGAACTCTACGGGGCTGGGCGTGGGGGGAAGTCCGACTTCTAAGCTGACTATTTTCGCTGGTGCTGATGGCGATGTCGGTTTCTTCCGTGGTGGCAGCACTCGCCAGCTCCAGCTTGGAACGAGCGCGACTGCTGGTTATCTCAATGTCGATAACGCAAGTGCCGGTTTTGAACTTCGCGTCAACGGAACCGCTCGCATTTACACTGACGTATCGGGCAACGTGGGCATAGGCGTTACGCCGAGTGCGTGGCATAGTGACTACAGGGCTTTGCAGGTTTCAAGTTCTGGATCGTATCTGACTTCCTACATTTCAGGTGCGACGGTCAACCAGTGGCTGTTCATTGGAAACAACGCTTTTTACGACACCGTTGATTCCCGATGGGAGTACATCCGCAGCAAGCCATCTGCTCAGTACATCCAATACAATAACGAGCATCAGTGGCTGCGTGATACCGGAACACAGACTGCCGGTGCTGCGTGTAGCTTCACCCAAGCAATGACCCTCGATGCGAGTGGGAATTTGCTGGTGGGGACGACGGGTGTTGCTGGTCGATTGCAAGTTGCTGGATCTGCGGTTGGAGCAGGTGTTTTCAGTGTCGATAGCGATGCGACTCGCGTCGATATTCAATCTTACAACAAGCCGCTTGCAATCAATCGCGCTGGTAACAACGTGTTCATTTGCCAAGGTGGAGGAAACGTAAGTGTCGGAAACGTCACTGCATTTGGCACATCCGCAGCCGCTGTTCTCGGTCTTGCAAACGCTACCGCTCCCACTACTTCACCCGCTGGCATGGGCCAGCTCTACGTCGAAGCCGGTGCGCTGAAATACCGTGGTTCTTCCGGCACCGTCACCACAATCGCTAACGCCTAATCCATACCACCATGCCCACCATCCTCTGGATCATCGAACGCCTGTTGGTCAAGCCGACCGAAGGCACTCTCACGGACGTTGTGATTACCGCCGACTGGCGTTGCAACGGCTCGCAGGATAACTACAGCGGCACTTGCTACGGCTCCTGCTCGTTCGCTCCGCCGAGTGGTGAGTTCACGCCGTACAAGGATCTGACCGAGCAGCAGGTGCTGGATTGGTGCTTCGCAAATGGAGTCGATCAGACCGCCATCGAATCCAACGTCTCGCAGCAGATCAACGACCAGATCAACCCGCCGATCATCGCTCCGCCGCTGCCGTGGTTACCGCCGGTTGAAATCGTTCCGCCGATGTTGCCGCAGGTGGAGCCGGTTTTGGTTGCGGATGAGGCTGCTGTCGTTGAAGCTCCGGTCGCCTAATATGGAAATTACGCTCAAGCTCAACGAACAAGAAGCCAACAACATCATTCAGCTTTTGGACATTGCTGTGAAAGCTGGCGGTCTCGCCAATGCTGCCGTCGCTTTGCCAATTGTTGAAAAGATCAAGCAAGCCGCTCAACCTAAATCCGAGTAATGCAAACCGATACCAACAGCAACAGTGGGGTTGGAATCTCTCTGGCTACCGCTGCCGCTGCTGGTGCGGTTTCTTTGCTTCCGCAGCTAACACAGTGGTTCCAATTCGGGGCCGCTGTGTTGGCTTTTGTCGCTGCCGCAATCGGACTCTACAAAGCCCTCAAGAAATGAACTGGAAAACTACTCTCGCCGGTGTCGGTGCAATCATGGTCGCTGTGGGTGGAGCGTTGAAATCTCTTTTTGACGGCGACCCGTCCACAAACATTGATCTTGCTGCGACCATTGCCGCCGTGACCGTTGGCTTTGGTCTTATTGCCGCAAAGGATGCGGACAAAAAGAAGTCCGAGTGAACATCGTCGAGCAGATCATCACCGCTTTGCTAAGGTGGCTGACTGGTCTGGCGAAAACTCCTCCCACCGCCGAAGATGCAAAACCAGACAAAGAGCTTAAAGCCAAGTTGCTGGATCGCATTGACCGTGCTGGTGGGTAGCTGTGGCTGTGGGACTCGCGTCGTTTACGTCCCGCACGGTGAGCCGGTAAGGCTTGCTGAGACCGTCAAAGCGAGAGTTTGGGTCAAAGGTGCTGACGGTGTTTCTGTTCGCTCCAAGAACCGTATAACGCTGTCAGATGGTTGGTACGCATTGCCGAAGGAATAGTATGTCTCAACAAGTCATCAACGTCGGATCAACCGCAAACGACAACAACGGAGACACGCTCCGTGGGTCGTGGATTAAAGCGAACGCGAACTTCGATGAGATCTATGCCGCGCTGCCGCTAACCGCTCCATCAACGTGGGTTCCTACGCTGACCGATTCCGGTGGTGGTAGAACTTTTGCTTTCACGGTCAATACAGCTCGACATACGTCCATCGGTTTTGTGTCCACCTTTACAGTTGATTTGACCATCAACTCAGTGACTGGAACCTCTACCGGAAACCTCCGATTGAGCCTTCCCGATCCATGCACTTACAACGCTGCGGTTTCGCTCTGGCTCACTAACGGAACCAATCAAGCCAAGACTGCTCTGATTGGACGAGTCATCGGTGGGACAAATTATTGCGAGCTGTCAGCGTTTGAAACGGGAACCACTTCCAGTCTCGGTGGTCACGTTCAAGCGACTTCACGATTGGTTGTCTCCGGTGTTTACTTCACAGCGTGAACCTAATCGCAACCAGTCTCCAGTTGGGGATGTCTGTGCTACAGAGCGCGATGGGGAACCCGTCGTTCTTGTGGCAGGGAGTGCTGGTGCGCTGTCTTCCTGCTGCGATTACTGATGCTAACTCGGTCATTGCCGGTGGTTTCCAAGATAACGTCCAAGCGCGGATCTTGGTTAAGTTCTCAGATTGGCGA